ATATTTAAATAAATACAATATGTCTGGAGCTGTAGCCGCTCATGCTGCTTATAACGGAAGTGGTACTCAGGGTCTCGCCGTTACTAACAAGATTCAGGATCAGGAAGGCGACGTAATGTCGGTTTTCTGGAACAAGAACGATACTACTCGTCAGCTACTTCACGGTTCTACTATTCTAGAGGTTCCAGCCAGTGGCAACAACGGCAACGTTGATTTTGGTGGTTCAAAGATTTTCACAATTAATAATGATATCGACTGTCTTGGTGAATTATATCTCAACATGAAGGTTAATATTAAGAATACTTTTACGAATCATACGGGTCTTGTAAATTTAGCCAATGGGTCGCCGACTGCCGGGCAAGTCGCGCAGTTTGGCTCTGGAAGTGCTAATTCTAATGTGACGTCGGGAACGGCAGGCACGGGCTACCAGGTGGACGATGAGGTCACGTTCACGGCGCCGGCGGGCGGCACCTCGTGCAAAATAAAGATCACGTCAGTCGGCGCCAACGGCGCGGTAACGGAGTTTGAAGTCACCGATCCCGGCTCGGGCCACACCGATAGCAGCACGCTGGTGGACCCCAGCCCCCCCGCCGGCGGCACGGCCGTTTCTATAGATGTCAAACTTGTGGGCTCGCTAGCATTTGACGCGGATACCGCAAAGCTAAATTTTAAGTTAGGCGCTCTAACAAATATCATAGAACGTATTGAGTACCAGGTTGGTACTCAGATTTGGCAGACTCTAGAAAAAGACGATGTACGCGTAGTATACAACACCGAAATGTCTGAGGCTGCTTTCAATTCGGTATCTAGAAGAGCCCGTCCAACTACGGTTGGGTCGGGACCTTCCTATGATGCCGCGGACCCCTCCTGGAATTCGTCCGATGGTAAATATTTAGACGTTACATTTATCATTCCCGCCTTAACCAAGACACTTGCTCCTCAGTTAGAGACTTTCACTAATATATCAGAGAGCGGCTATCCACTTGCTGCGGCTCCCCACCAGTCTGTTAAGCTTAAGATTTACCTTGCGAACAAGGGCAATGTAGACCTTGTAATTCCCAATAATGAATCATTAACTATTGGTACATCCGTAACTTTTGATGTAAAAGAATCGCCATACCTATCTAGTATTACATACACGCCGGTTTATGCTGGTACTACAACCGCGACCGAGACCCTCCTAGGTGAAACGCCATTGGCGATAAATTCTATTAAGCTTTACGCTAAGCACATTATTATGTGTAACGAGGAACGCGAACAGATGAAAGCGATGCCTCTAGGTCTCCCAAAGCGTCTTAAGATGACCCAGAACGCTCTGATTACCGATGTAGCGAGTGTTCTACAGAAGACCATCGATCTTGATCACTTCTCGTTATACGGTTCGCATCTAATTATCTCTGGTAATCTTGGTAAGGACGTTTACATCAAGAGCGCTGAGCTCAAGTTGAACTCGTCTTCATTCTCAGGTGTTCTACCAGCTCAGATGCTCGATTATGCCGCCGCTTCTTCGCTTGGTTTATACGTCAATCGTAACATTGAGGGTACCCAGCAAGAGGCTGTCGACGGTTTAGGTCTCCTTGTGTTCCCTCTAGGAAGCTCGGCTTACTCGGGTTCGTCGGTTCCGCTTAACCGTTTCGACAGCATTCGTCTATCTTTAGTTTTCACCACTCAACCAACCGCAACTTCGCCATACATTAGCATCACCTGTGTCGGTGAGACTACTGCTCTATTCAAGGGCGGTGCCGCATCGCTAGCTATGTATTAAAAAAAATTAATTAAATTTATAATTGTATGTGTTAAATAATATAAATAATTATATTTTACTTATATTAATTAACACTATGGGAAGAGGAGCTCATGCTGCTCATGCTTCTTATAACGGAAGTGGTACACAGGGTATATCAGTTACAAATGAAATAAATGAAAATGAAGAAATACATTCTGTTTTTGTGACTCAAAATGACACTTCTAAACAAATATTACACGGACATAATATTTCCGAGATGACGTGCGCTGGTAAAACAGAGGGTATCACTTCTGAAAGATACAAAATTTTCACTCCAGACGAAAATAGTGATATGCTAGGAGACATCTATTTGAATTTTGAAATGGATTCGGAGATAACAGATTTTGAGTTTGTTGACACGGCACAATCAAATTCGAAATATCCTCTTCAAGAATTATCACAAGAAGACCTCACAACATCTTTTAGTGTAGCAGGGGCTGAACTTAAATCTATGGAATTAGATTTAACTACTCGCGAAGTACCACAACCAGGGAGTCTTACTTTAAATATGAGAACCGTTAATAAAATTAAAACTTTTAAAACTTCAAATATTTCCTTTCAAGTTGCTGTAGGTCGCGATGATAGTTTTAATGTTGCCTGGAGATATTATGGGTCGCCAAATCCAAACGAGAACGGTGGGTGGTACTATATGAACATTACACAATTTGTTGAAGTTAATGATGTTATTTACGACCCGGAGTTCATACCCCTCACACACACCAACGGTGATGTATCCGGTTCTTTAATATACGGGGGTTATCTTCGTGAACAGTTCATAGGAAAAAGTTCTGGACTTTATTTTACCGATGGAGTCGATAAATCATTTCACAATTGCGACGCCCCTGTACGAGAACTTGCTTTAACAAACCGAAACATGCCAGGCGCAGAATACACCGAAGTCTTTACTTTGAACGAAAATGGATTCAATGACATTTCAGAAGCCGACCAACACAAGTACGACCATTATGTAACAGTAAATACATTAAATTATAGACCCGCCTCTGCCGCCCACGCCTTCCCGCGCGCGCGTAACGGCGGATTTATTGTATCAGGGAAAATATATGGTGAGCCTATTATAATGACCTCTCATGTATTAAATCACGTCAGCTGGCAAAGCGGCTATGCGATTTCAATGATCTCATTTGATGCGATACACGATGCCTTCGGAGCGCCCTCGCCAGAATTCCGTTCAGAAGAAGATTTTAATTCGGAACGAGAAGTGTCTTCAATTTTAACTATAAATGATAATGGAACACATAAAACTCTTTTATCATGCGGAACTAGATATAATACAATGTTAGGTTTAGATACATCAGGTTTAATCATAAGAAGCTACGACAACGGTGAAACGTGGAAACACATTGATTTCTACTATGGCGCAGATGCAGCGGCGGATAACTCTTACACAGATGAAAATGAGAATTCGCACAAACGGACTACTGCTGCTGCTGCTGATTATGATTTAGGAGTTTATATTCCGAGTACCGACCAATACTACGACTACACTGGGTCCGATCCAGATTTTGAATACTTCATGCCAAAAGTTTCACAACTTCATACAAATAACACTGGTGTATGGACGGCTATAGGTCAGCAGGGTATACAATCTGCTTCAAACAATGAAAATGATAAATATAGACAATTTGTATTCAGATCTATTGACGACGGTGAAACGTGGCACCCAATTAGACTATTTACGTATCCTGATAATCGTAAAAATAACAGCGTTCAGTTTAATTCAATATTTGTAGATTACGTTACAATTTATTCTACAGATCACGAAGATTGTAAAGTGTTAATGTCGGTTCCTTCAAATACTATTATGGTATCTATTCAGGGATATGAACCCGATTTGAGTCTGCATAAACCGAACGAAGAGTCAGAGCCCCAGACGTACAGTAAAGAGAGTTATGTTTTAATGACTATTGCAAATTATTACGGATTATACCCCGGATATGTAGCGCCTCTGCCAGCAATTGGCTCGCCCGCCTCGGCGCCTGAAGAGCCCTACAAAGAAACGTGGAATCGTACAGATCATATGATAACTCCTTACCATTTCAATCCCTTGAACGAGGGAGGGGTAGGTAATACTTATTTCGGGCTTTATGAACTTACAGATTTGTGGAGGCCTCCGCAAGTTGGGGATGCGACCTTAGATGATATCACGTACAACTTTTCAGGTGCTATTTCTGACGGTAATAGAGATATTCTTTTTGGAAAAAATGAAGAAAATTTGGTCTCTGAAGAAGGCGTGGAAACGACTGTCGATGTTGGTATAGTAACAATAACATCTCATAATTCCGGTCCGGTTGGAAATAAACCGATTAAAACTATCACAGTTAAATTAGGTACTAATAGAATTATACAGAATATGGTTTATACAAAATTAGGTATAACAGCAATTCTAAAAGATTCTAGTAATAGTGACATTAAATATGAAATAATTCAATCGTCTAATGGGATAAAGTGGGAAAAATTAAAGGGTATTAATGATTTAGATGACAACGATCCTATTTTCATAAAATCTGACTTAAATAGTACTGTAATTTACTCATACAAGTCTACAAATGGAAAATATAGAATATTTAAAATAACCCCTGACAATGTTGATTTAGAAATAGATTCATTACAAAATGAATTAGATGATATTAAAGGTTTAAATTATGTATGTACAGAATGGATAATAACAGGTAAACGTAATCATGACGATGTAGTGGTAAAATCTTACGGCACTGTTAAATGGAGAGCTAAAGTTGTCGGTGCGGGGTTTCCTATCATTTTGTCTATTGTTGTAAAAGACAAGAGACTTTATGAGCCATTGGCCATTCTTGATGAGACTTTCTGGCGAAATAATAAAGCAAAAAATTACAGAGTAGGAAATTTTAAATCTTATGAAGTTTCTCATTCCGCTTCGTTAACGGCTACAAAAGGTGGAGGAATTGCGGCATATGTATTACCCGATGTTAGTATTTCCCACGTCCATGAGTACCGGGGAACGAACCCAAGCATCGATGGACAGTTAATTCAATTAAAAAGTCTTAACGCGCCACAGATACGAGATGAATACGGCGAGTTGACGGATCCCAATGGTAAAACTAGCACAAATGTTAATGATATTATACAAATAACAGACGGAACAATTATATTATGTGGTGAAAATAAACCATTAGTATTTGAACATTACTTCACAGTGAATGCAACCTATGTTGGTTATGATGGAGTTAATGATTTTATTAATTTGGCCGAAGGACCTGGTAATGATGGTCTAACTTTTGTAGAAGCTAGTTCTATATATAAACCGTCAAGTGGTGGTACAAGTTGTGTGGGGATGACAAAATTTGCAAAAACATTCTATTCATTACATGAAACTAAATTTTTAGAAAATTACTGTCTAGCCATAGGCAAAAACTGGTATGACCCCTCCGACCCCTCCTGGACGCCTGTCGGAACCAAAGGGTCGATAGAAGAAATGGAAACGTCAGGTTTTACTTCAGATGGTTTACTAGCATTAAGATATATTCCCGATCCTACAGAATTTCCAGATTTAACTCCGGGTTATTATTGGAAATTTCTTTTCGGTACAGATGATCCAAATATAAAGAGCCTTACAACGGGTACTTGGAATATTACTCCATTCGAAACAATTCACGATGTATATACAAATGACAAACGCGGAATTGTCGTGGTTGGAAATCCCAAAAACGGTAAAAGTCCAATTTTTTATGAAAAACCGGAAACCAACACTTTTAAGGTATTTAGAGACGACTGGTATGAGATACCAATAGAATATCATGGATTTTCTGAAGTCTTATCCGTCTGTTATACAGGTACTAGATGGATATTTGTAGGTATACCAGTTGAGAAATGGATGCTCAACGGAATTGAAGTTCCATTCGGCACTGTGGGGGCTGAAAATGTAAACGATGGAAAAATATTAGCACATACAACGGATTTATTAGACCCGGACGCCTGGGTAATTGAAAATTTCACTGATATTAATGAAAATCCTTTTGATGTTATTAAAGTAACCGACAATGATTTAAAATATGATTTTGAAAAAAGCTATTTCAATAATGTTAGTTCCTGGCAGGGGAATCACGTCCGACCTGTTAATTATAAAGGAAATTCCGGTGTTATAATAAACGTTTCATTTTACAATGATAATGTTTCTAATGCTTACGATAGATTACAAGAAAAGGTTTATTTTATGTACGAGAATGGTTCATCAATTATTATTAAACAAAACTATTCTTTTCCGGAACCTACATTAATTTATAGAAATGAATTTTCGAATTCCGTGCCCTGGGAAACTAAAGAACATGGAGGAGAACAATTTAGACCAACATGGGAAACTTATATAAATAATGAGATACGCACTCTATTTAACACTGTATATAAACATAGCTTTAATCAGTATGTCGTTGATTGTGATGCAGAAGGAGAATTCTTTCTAAATCTTTATAATCATCCATATTCAATAGATTATGAAGGTGGAACCGACACCGCAGTTCTACCTTGGCTCAATAGATATAGAAAATTCATAACAACGGATACATTTAGTCTTAGAAATAGGATAGAAGGAAACTGTTACAAAATTGAACAAGTTAAAAATGAAAATTTTGTAACTGGCGTCAATTCTGCAAGGTATCTTGCCGTGGGTAAAGGTATATCCTCGCCAATAGTGAAGTCCGATGACCTTATTAACTGGACCGATGTTGATGTAAAAGACATTTTCACGATAGTATTTGATATCTCTCATAAAAGTGGGCTGTGGGTAGCAATAGGAGAGGGAAATTACAATCTTGCTATATCAAAAGATGGTAAAAACTGGAAAGGCATTTATACAAAGTATCAAAGTGATACATTATCTTCGGACTATTCTAGCGTCTTTAATTCATTAGATTATTACAATGACAAAGATAATAATATAACAGATGTTCTACCATATGTACCAGACTTGAAAGGAATTTTCCTTAGAAATTTATCTATTCTTCGTCTTTTTAGCAGAATAGAGTATCATGTCGGTACACAGATATGGCAAACCCTGACATTTGACGACATTAAAGCAATGTTAGATACAGAATTTGGAGCAGGGGAATATAAAAATTTATTAAAAAATTGTAGTATAATCAATAAAAATGGTTCAACAAGATTAACAGCTTGGATCCCTGGGTTTACAAAAACACTGAACTCTAAGTTAGAAACTTTTAGTAATATTTCGGAGAGTGGATCATTCCCCAGTGGACTGTTAAAAGATCAAAAGTTGTCTATTAAAATTTATTACAACAAATTAGATAATGTAATAATAGACACTCTTGAATCCAGCGACATGAATAATGCCGTTTTTGATAACTTTATGAATAATACATTAATACCGACCGATAGAGATACAAATTATTACATCGATTCTTTTTTGGCAGACAATTACGGTTTTCAACTTGGAGACAATTATCAGAATGTAAATGGTTACTTTAAATTAAAGTTTTCGACAGAAATTCAAAGATTTAGACTTTATTGTAAACAATTCGAAATTGATGACATCGAAATAGATGAATTTAATAAAGGCATTAAACAGGTGCCTAAAATGACCCAGAGTTTATATTTCGACGCAGACAATGTCGGATATCTTCTATTGGATTTGGATAGCTTTAATTTATACGCTTCGCATATTATAGTGTCTGGATGGTTAACTTCTGGAGTGTATATAACTGATATGAATTTAGAACTGAATGGTCATACTTACCAAAAAGTTATAGAACCAAGTGTTATAGACTATGCAACTAAATCATATTTAGGTTTAAATTATAACAGATACACATTCAACGGTGTAGACAAAGAAGATGGGACGGGTTCTCTTGTAATACCTTTAGCTTCTACGGCTTACTCAGGTTCTAGTGTACCTCTTGATAGATATAACAGTATTCGACTTAGAATAAACTTCAATACACTTGCTGGACCGAAGTCTTATATTAATGTAACTTGTGTAGGAACAACTACAGTGTCTTACAATAATAGTACAGCAAACATAGAAATGTACTGATTATATACAGGGTATAAAGGTCCATTTTAAATCTGTACATATTTTCTTCCATATATTTTCTTGTTCAAATAATTTTTCTCTACTTTTAAGCAACGGGAAATAAATAAGATACTCGTCTTTATTTAACAGTTGAAAAAATTTATACAAAGTATAAGAATAACTTAAAAAATTTTTTCTATTTTTTGGACAATTTCTGTCAAAAGGTTCTTGTATATCATTAAACATGCCAACTAATTTTTCTTGAAGTTCATTATTAATAATTAATTGTTTATTACCGGTTATTTTATGTATTATATTTGGAATGTGTTCATAGTATTTATTAAGTTTAAGTTTTTTAAGAAATTCTTTGATTTTAGAATATGTGATTAGAGATTTATCTCTTAGTCTTTCTTTCTTAATCTCAATTATTAATAATTCTATGACATCTGTTGGTATAAGAGTTCCTTCACGACCTTGTATCTGATTTATCCATTCTTTGAAGTGATTTGTTCGTTTGTAACTATATGGTTTTACGTATTCGTGTGTTTCTGCATGATTCCATTCTGGAAGATTTGAAATATTAGATTTTTCTGCTAGACCACAGTTAAAACATACTGTAAGTCCCGACGAGATATCATTTGTTGTCTTACTGTCGCAGTCTGGACATCTGAAAATGTTATTACTTTTATTTTCAATTCGTGAAGGTGTTTCCGTTGGGAAACATTTTTCCATATACATTCTGTAAATCTCACCTTTATTATTTTTAGAATCAAGAGAAATGTATTTAAAAATACCTTCTTCAGAAGTATCTTCAACTGTCGTATATTCATTATTGTCTATTTCCTGTATAAAACTTATAGAATTAAATAAATAATCAGACAAATGTGTATCGTTTTCAATTCCTTTAATTTTATCTTTTAGATTGTCTATTTTTCTAGAAACATTAAAAGCATCCGAATAATTTTTTTTACTTTCAAAGTTTTTCTTAGTTTTTTCCAATAGTACTAATTCTGAACGATATTTATCTAAATTATTTTTGTCATCTTCTATTTTTTTAATAGTTTCAAGATGTTTATCTATAATAGATGTTCTTGAATCTGTATGAACTGTTTTTTTAGATATTTTAAATGATGACATTTGTAGTTTTAATAATGTATTTTTTTATACACATTTAAATTAATTTAATTTAAAAAGATATAATAATTAATTAGATGATTAAATATTCAAATATTTTAACTGTTAAATGCTTAAAAAAAATATGTAAAATTTATAAAATTAAAAATGAACAATATTGTAAGTCTTTTATTTTAGACATTTTAAATAAATATTCTGCTGCGAGAGTAATTCAGCAAATTTTTAGAAAAAAACTAGATTTTAATAACGTTTGCCCTATTTCTCACGAAGAAATTAAGTATCCTTGGATTTGTGTTAAAAATAATAACAAGTACATTTATTACGATTTCGATACATTTGTAATTTATTTAAATAAAATGTCTGACTTTAGAGATCCTTGTACTAGACTTAAATTATCTAATAAAAAAATTGAAGAAATAAATAAATTGATAATGTATTATCATCGAAAGTCAACAAATAAATTAATAGTATCGGATGATATGGTAAGGGATATAGATTTTAACATACTTACTTACTGCTTACATGATATCATAAAAGAAATCAATAATAAAGAAATCAATTTGGAGGAAACTTACAGATTTTATCTTCCAAGATTTATATTTTATTTCACACATCTTGTAAATAATCACACTAAAGAAATGTCTTCAATGTTATTAAAAGCTTGTAAAATGTCAGTAAATAAGCAATTAATCATTGATTACATTGATGTAGTAGAAAATATAAATGAATTTAGAGACAAATAATTACAAAAAATAACTATATAAAGAAACAAATTAGTATATAAAGAACACGGACCTTATGACAACGTGTGTAATTTGCGACCCGCGTTCTCAATACACTAATTGTATTTGCCCTCCAAATTTTAAAAGTTTTGATAACTTCAAATGTACCGAAGATGAAAATTATACATCATTTAATATAATTAAAAAATGGGACATCTCTACCATGACAGTATGTTGTTGTTTTAATAGTGTTATAGACACTGAAAAGTACATATCCGAGTATAATGATGAAAATGGTAAAAAACAATTTTATAACTGTGCTAATATTTATATAACCGTGAAGTATCAAAACAAACCCAAAGTATCCGCTAAAATATTTTCAAATGGAAATATTCAATTAGCGGGGATTCTCAATCCATATTCAGCAACATATGCCATTAGAAAACTTTTTAAAAGACTTAGTGTATTAAATGCTTTCAAAAGTGAAACAGCTTATATTTCAAATGTTAGAATATGCATGATAAATTCTGACTTTAAAATAGATAAATATATAAAACAGACTGACTTATGTAAAATTTTAGACCAGGGGAAATTAAATTATCTCAAAACATATTCTTTCAACCCAAATAAATATCCAGGTGTTAATATTAAAATGCAAATTCCAGATACTGATAAAGTGATGTCATGCATTGTATTCAGGCCCGGTAGCGTTATAATCACGGGAGGAAATGACATCGCTTCATATGAAAAAATTTATAGATGTATTATCGATACATTTGTAAGAAATGAAAGTATACTAAATTGTCCTAATTAATATTTACTCTTCGATAGTTGGTAAATCTTTGTCAATGTCAACACCTGTCAAGTCTACATTTGACTCTTTCTTTTCCGATTGCTCTGTAATGTCTTCAATTGCGTCATTTTGATATTTTTGTGCCTCGGTCGGTTTAAAATCTGTTAAAAAAGAGTCTAATTTTTCATTTATCTCCCTCAACTTGGAAAATAAATTAAATATGAAGTAAATGATGATTACAATCACGGAACCTATTCCAATCTTGAATATAAAATCGCCATTAGTGTTTAGTTCAGGCAACATTTCTTTAGACATTTAATAAATAACAAATAAATTAAAACGCGTGTTTCAACGTAAAATACACTTATTCAGGATCATCCTCGGGGATTTCGTTGTCGTCACCTGGAATATCAATACCAAGTACAAATGTAGTGCGTTTGAGAATGATTCCAGAATTAGGAGGATATTCTCTGGAACCTTGTTGGACTACTTTAATATCATTATTAGTAAATATACCCATATAATAATCCTTTGTAAATTGTTCACGTGGTAGATTATTTTCACGACAATGATCATTAAAAATCTGAGAAAATACCTTTAGGGGTACATAATACTTCTTATTAAATACTACCTTACCAGACTTCAAGAAATGCTGAAGAGAATTAGTAGTTTGCTCCATCTCTTCTTTATTTTCCTTAAAATACTGTGGCAAAATGTTCCAGATACCTTTCTTACCATGCATCTTAAGAGTGTGGTAATAGCCACGAATACACAATTTCATAATACTTGGTATTTCTTTTGCCAGTTTTTTATCAATTTCTGTATCAGTGTTTACTACCTTTTTCCAGAAATTAACAACTGCTGTTCTACGAGATACACTTTCGGAATTATTTTTATATCTCATAATTTTATTACCACCCATCATCATAGGAACTTCCCAATTAATAGTTTCATCTGATTTGTATTTTTCTGAGTAAGTGTTTCTTCCTCCTTCAACAAGAAGCTGCCAATCTGTCTGTTCCATCTTAAAATTTTCAGCAATTTCTGGAGCAAGTACCATAAACTTATTTACATGAGGCTTGATGCCATATTTAGCGTCAATATTATTTGCGATGATTCCTACGTCCTCTTCTTCATAGAACTTCTGGATAATTTTCATTACAATAGTACTCTTTCCAGCACCGGCCTGACCTAGAAGGTACAATAGAACTTGCCAATTGTCCATATCTCCAAGGTTAAAACACATTCTACCCATAAAAGTACAAAACCATTTCTGTACTTCCTCGGTAAATTCTTGATAATCGAGAAGACTTTTGAATGTTGGGCAGTGATTTATTATATTAAACCACTCATCTTCTGAATATTGATCATAATTGTCAAATTTTACATCGTGATACTTTGCGGCTACAGACAAATTATTAAGGTAAGGATGACTTTCGCCATACGGTACAAAAACGTCCGTGTAAACAGGTGTTTCTCCAGGTTCGGCGGCGTTGTATTTAGTTATGTAATTGCCATTTTTGAAGGCAAAAAGATGACGATCTTTATTCAACGCGGGCAACTCAGGACCAATAAATTCATTAAAGTATTTTTCAGCGTTGTTTATATTACTCGTACCATTAGCGGTAGCATTTTTCCACTGATTGAAGTTAATTTTGTGATCCGTTTTTTGATAGATGTAATCTTTGATAGTACATTGTTTCTTCCAAGCATGTGTGTTAAATTTTTTATATATTACAGGTTTATACAAGTTACCACCTGCTTTTGTAAATCCCTCTTCTGAAAATAATTCAAGCAGATATAAAAGAAGACATTGATAAGGTGTTTTTTTAGAATCATCTGTAAACCTAGCATACTTAAAAAGTACATCTGGATCTTCGTTACACAATGAATTCCTATTAGAATCGGTTGTACGATAAAGAATATAAGTATCGCGAATAAGCCTTTCTGAATAAAAAATTACTTCATATATCTTATTCCAACGTTCTTGATATTCTTCAAAATCAGGGATGTATTTTTTAAATTTGAAATACAAAAGAGTAGTTTCGAATATAGCCTTCTCCATCTCAATTGAGAGAATAGATGTATCTGTAGCCTCTAAATCTGTAATACAAAGATTTTTACAAGCGGTTTCTATTACATTTCCTCCCCTATTAACAGACCATTTTTTATCTAAAACTTCAAAGTATTCCAATAGTTTCTCATTATCAGCTTGTTCAATTTTCTCTTTTATATCAATTGTCCAGTTAACAGGTGCCCGAGCCATTACTGAATATAATTCATTATAAAATATTTTTTTATATAAATTTATTTTTGTAATATCCAGGGTTAAAAATACTATTTAAAATATACACATTAAAGTATAGAATGAAGTCATACTTAATCTTTCTTAAAAATGGAGAAATTCTAGAAAAAAAGACAAATATGAGTGTATTTGATATATCACAATTCAGTAATTTTACTAAATTTAAGATGTATCAAGACTACCTAGTTATGTACAATGAAGACGAAACTTCTGAATTGAACTTAACAGTTTTAAGCTTTACAACTGATAGGTATAATTCAGATATAGGCCTGATTAAACTTGAAAATAATTTGATTAAGTCTCTTACTATAAACAACTACATGAAACTTTTAGAAAAAGAAAAGTATGAAATATGTGATGAAGACACTAATGTCTTGGATATAATTAAAAATTACAAGGACTTTATTACATTCTAAAATGACAGATGTATTACTTAGAAACTAGTTTTTGCGTGGGTACCTTTTCGCGTCCTTCGATGTAGATGTAATCGTGTAAAAACTTTGCCTTTCCTTGAGCGTCCATACCTTCTGTTTTATCAGTGTCTTCAGAAAAATACTTGTATATCCTGTCATATACATCCCCCTTTGTAACTGGTTTGCTAACTGCTGTATTTTTAAGTTCTAATTTAGAATCGTCACCTACGTGACACACGTCTAGATTATTACTAGACATAAAATTTAAAACTTCTTCTTGTTTCTGTTTCTTTTTCTGAGTAAGTTCTTTAATTTTATCCTGATAAGGCTTCATTTTTTTTTTAAGTTCTTTAATTTGTGTATCAATTTCATTATAATCTCCGACATCCTTCTTAAAAAATTCAATTTCCTGATCTGTAACAGGTAGTTCCGCCATTTAAATGTGTATTGTACTATTTTTTTAAATTAATTAAGTTTTTCGGAAATCTTATACAAATAGTAAGAATTTAGTAATAAAATAAATATAAGTATAATAGCGTAACATTTCAATGGGAAAATAAATTTATTTATTATTTCATTTATTTTAACCTGACTTTTTTCGTCTAATATATTTGATAACATAGTTATCATTGTGTATATATTTAATTAATTTAATTTAATCGCTAAATGCTCCAGTATCATCAAAAGATTCGTCTACATCAGAGTTATAATCATCAACGTCGAATGTATTATCATCGTCATTTTCTTCATCGGATATTTCGCTTGAATCATCGCTGGAAATTGATTTATTATCTGGTTCATCCTGCTTTGATCTTTCCTCTTCTTCTATGAAACTCTTAAGATCAAGTCTTTGTACCTCTATCTTGGACTTTATTTTCCTTCTCTTTTTAGATTTTGTTTTCAATGGAGTTCTCAATTCGGGAGGATATTCTGTTAATTTTAGAGGGAATCTAATTCCTGAGACGGGTACCTGGGATATACATTCATTATTTTTAATTCTTTTTTCAAGGCATTCTATGCTTTCAGTGTCTTCAAAATAAAATCTCATATTTAATCTTTTAAGTATGTAATTGATATTTGCGATGTAATTGGTAGAATATTCTTTAGGTAAGTGGATAGCATTTTTAAAGAGTTGTATGTACTTATTCAAGTCTTTCATGTAAGTTTCTCTTAATTTTACTTCTTGGAATGTTTCATTTACTTGAGTTGTATTTTTAATTTTCTCAATCGGGTCTTTAATTTTTTGTGAATGATAGAAATTACATTTACTCTTCTTTTTGGTTTCCTGAGTATCGCATTTAAATATATTAAATGTTCCATTGGTTGTAGTTTTTTCAAAGAAAAGAGCCTTACTTCCGCATTTGCAATTCATTATACAATATAATAAATGTATTATGTATTTATATTGTATAATTTATTAAACACGGTTGTTTTATGTAATTTAAACTATCACCCAGCCGGCGCGCTCATAGTCCTTAAGGCCTTGTCCAGGAACCACATCACCTGATAAACTTGTCATCCTAGCATGCTGGCTGCCGGGCAACGCGGGGACCCCCAAATAATGATATCCTTGATTACATCCAGCAAATCTGCACCCCCTCCCCCATCCATCATTATGCTGATCATTTCCGTGTACCCACGCAAGCTTTATAGCCTCCCCTCTGCGAACTACATTTTTAAGTTTGTCTTCTACTTTTTTTGTTAATCTATCTTCAAAATCTTTAAAATATTTTTCTGATACAGTATTTAGTTGTCCTTCTTCGCCTACAGTGATAATGTATCTATTGACATCCCAGTAAGATACATTAGAATACAAATAAACGATTGAAAAAATCGCCAAAAATAACGTAATACCTATTACTAACTTGTTCATTATTAATATAAATTTATTTTTTTTTTTAAAATTTAAAGAAATAATACATATTTATTTATATTCTATAATGATTACAAATGTTTACCCCAAATACGAACCAAAAACAGATTGGGAAAATCAAACGAAGGTAAACATGAACATTAGGGATTTACAGGGAAAATATCCAAATGGTTGTCAATGCTGCGGAAACATCTACACAAAAGATAAATTTTCAATTTTAATTAATACTCATTTTAAAACTAAGAAGCATCAAAAAATGTGTATGGAACCCGCTAATGCTACATTTGAAAATGACTTTAGGTGTGTAAATGACATTAACATTGCTTACGAAGAGTCGTGTAGAGAAAACAGACAACTAAAACGTCTTAATTATGAACTTTTTCAAAAAAATAAAAATCTAGAAGAACAACTTAGTATTTATAAATTTCCTGGAAATACAAATCTTATAGACTTAATTTAAAGGAATGAAACATTTACATCTACAATGAACCGTGTAGAACAACTTGAAGCTATTCAAAAAGAATGCCGCGAGCTTTTCTCTAAGAAAAATTCGGATTATGGTGATGCTTTTGCTACATATGGTACAGTTGGAGTTCTAGTAAGAATTGGAGACAAACTTCAAAGATTTTCTAAGATTACATCAAAAAGCGTTGAAATTGAAGTAATCGATGAAACATTGCGCGATACCTTAATGGATCTTCATAATTATGCCGCGATGGCAATTATGACACTTAACGATTCTAAGTAGATTTATTACAAAAAAATATAAAGTATAGGTACATTCATAATTAATACATCGTGTCAATTTAATTATGACTGAATCTCTCGAAGGACTTCGCAAATTTCACAACTGGATTAAGTCTCAGCTTATTTTTGAAGCTCAGAAAAAAACCAACGGAGATTGTCTTTTAGATGTCGCTGTTGGTAGAGGTGGAGACATAATGAAATGGAGCAAAGCAAGACTTAAATACGTCACAGGTTTTGACATTGATAACAAGAGCATATACGAAAAAAAAGAGTTTGATGGCGCTATTAAAAGATACAATAGTATTAAACATCTTCCTAATATGCCAAGATGTTACTTCTGGAATATTTCAGCGATAGATCCATTTGCACTTAACACGGTAAACTCTAAAGATAATAATAGATTTTATGACATAGTATCCTGTCAATTTTCTTTTCATTACTTCGTAAATGACATAGATATTACATTAAATATGATTTCTAAAAAACTCAAAACAAATGGATATTTCATTGGGACTGCGGCAGACGGAGATGTTATATTTGAACTTTTAAGAAATAAAGATGTATTCGAAAATGACACAATTTGTCTTAAAAGAACAGATGACGAAGGAATGTATTCATTTGAATTAAAATCGGTTAAGTCATCCCGAGAGACTTATTTTGAATATCGGGGCGCTTCAATTGAATACTTTCTACATAAAGATCATCTCGTCGAAAAGTGTAAAAATCACGGTCTTGAATTAATAAAAATTAATAATTTTACTGAAATTTACGACACGTACCGTTACGATTTGACTGAAAAAGAGCAAATCTGTAGTTTTTTAAATTTTTCTTTTGTTTTCAAAAAAGTTTAAATTTACTTCTTGGTACCGTATCTTACTCTCTTCCAAGCTTCTTTAAGAGAAATACCTTCCTTGTGTTTAAGTTTCATCGCCTTCGAGGCGAGATCAGGTGCGGCTCTAGATCCAGATTTAGGTTTTCTTCCTACACAACGTCCCTTCTCATTTCTGTCCTGATAACTCTTACACTTTTTCATGTATCTGTCACTTGAAGGATTGTAATCATAACCCGCCAAGGCGGGTGGATAATATCCCTCTTTTTTCTTACCGTATCTTACTCTTTTCCAAGCTTCTTTAAGAGAAATACCTTCCTTGTGTTTAAGTTTCATTGCCTTTGCAGCAAGATCAGATGCGGTTCTAGATCCGGATTTAGGTTTTCTTCCTACACACCGACCTTTCGCACTTCTAGTCTGATAGCTCTTACATTTTTTCATGTATCTGTCACTCGAAGGATTGTAATCATAACCCACCAAGGCGGGTGGATAATATCCATCTTTTTTCTTACCGTATCCAGTTGTCATCTGAGACATTAAATTGGCAAGGGATTTAACTCCTACTTTAACACGTTTATTATTCATTTATATAATACAAATTATTTTTTTTTTAAATGTAGTCAGGGTTTTTCTTGATGTATGTCTTGAGATTCCCTAGTTCTCTCCAATCTCTTGAGATACCAGGACATGTTTGAGAACCAAATGTATTTGATACATTGATAAACGAATTATTTACGTATTTCTTGAATGTAATACACTCGCTAATAAGTTTTACATATTCTTGTTGGTTTCTTTGTTCACGGGAGTAAACAGCAAATTTTTCAAAAGAGGATTGTAAAACTGTAAGTACAAGTCTCCATATATTTTCATACATAATATTCTTTTTATTCTGTTTGTCTATCTTCTGAATTTCAAATTTCCACTGTTCTCTGCCTATGTCATTGAGTAGATATTTAACTCTTAGATGAAGAAGACTCCTGTCTGAATTTTCTGCGCGCCCCTGAAATGTACCCGTTAACCATTCCACGTGTCTATAAAATCTGTACATATTAGAAAAGGTGTCGCGTATTAAAACCTGATTTGGAAAAAGGTTCATAACTGTGCGAGTAATGAAAACGGCATCTAGATTGACTCCGCATACATTCTGTACCTGATTATTCTCATAAGGATTTCTTTGAATTTCTTGTCCTGTTTCACGGAGCCAGCGAAAATACTCTGGGTTGTGGTTATACCCCTGCATTTGCTGCCCTGTTCTCCAAGAAAACTGAATATGACACTTAACACACCACATTTGGTCACAGCCGTCTATTTTAGATATCATCTCTCCACAACCTGGGCAAGGTTTTGCCTGTTTTTTAATCGCCTGTACAGTTGCTTTAGTTTCTTCATCACATATGTGCCCAATGTCTTTTATTTCCATACACATCTTACAAAAATTAGTTTCGCACATCTCGCAGTGATAATCATGGTTTAGAAAGCCATTACAAGTTTCATTACAACATTTGATAGTAAAATTAACAGATGCTGTATCTTCTGTGGATGTACCATAATGAAGCCTTTGTAATTCAAGAGCATATGCTTGATATATATCGTTTTGTTCTTTGAGTAGTTGTTTAAGTCTGTCCTTTTCTTTCTGGACATCTTCCATTTGTTTTCTAATTTCCCTCATTTTCTTTTCCTTGATAGCATCCTTCTGTGTATCTGGAAGAAGAGAAATCTGTCTTTCAACAAAAAGTTCTTCATTGTGTCTTTTAAGATCTTTATCAACGAATGTTTTTGTTAAATTTTTAATCATGAACTCTCGTTCCCAAGGAGTTTTACAAAACATACACGCAGGGTCGTTCTGGGAGTTCAGAATGTAGGTTTTACAGCAAGTCCTACACGCATAATCTTGAACGTCACAGCCATTACATTCTACTTTAAAATGGGTCGAGTTGTTAAACTTCTCACAGCAGATAGAGCAGTCCATTGTTATAGTATTATGTATCTAATTATACATCTATTAGGTTCTTAAATTAATTAAAAAAATGTAATAATTCTATGGAGACGGCGGGGCTTGAACCCGCGACATTCGGCTCATAAGACCGACGCTCTAACCGACTGAGCTACGCCTCCATAGAATTATTAAATAATAAATTAAATTTAATATCCTCCACGTAGTCTTAGAACTAGATGAAGTGTATTTTCTTTTTGAATATTGTAATCCGCTAGAGTTCTACCATCCTCTAATTGTTTTCCTGAAAAAATAAGTCTTTGTTGATCCGGTGGAATTCCTTCTTTATCTTGAATTTTTGCCTTAATATTATCAATTGTATCCGAAGATTCTACTTCAAGTGTTATTGTCTTACCTGTTAATGTCTTAACAAATATTTGCATAATGTGTTATATTCTTTTTCTTTATATACATTTATCAAGATTTAAATTTTCTTTTTTAATTTCTCCTTCTTGCGATGTGTCATTTTTCTTAAGTCTTTCACATTCTGATACTTTATCATTATAGATGTCTTCTAGATTTTCATACATTTCAGTAGTTTCTGCGAGTTTTGTTTCTGTTTCCCGAAGAGTAACTCTTAATTTGTCAAAATTTTGAATTACACTTGTATATTTTTTATATAATTCAGAATAAGTATTATAAATCATTCTATTAAAACCATTTGTACGAAACAAAACATTACCAATTTGACGATTATGCTCGATACATTTATGTACTTCATCTGTTTTTTTCTTAATGATGAATTTCATTTCTGAAATTTGCTTTACATTACATCTATTGTTGTACCTAAATGTACGGTCTGTTGTGATATAAAGTTTTACCATTTAAGCTGTATGTTTTATTTCTTTAAATAAAATAATAATTTTAAATTAAAAATGTATACTTGGATTGTTGTATGCGGAGGCATATTTTCTTTCATAACAGCTATGGGGATAGGTGCAAATGATGCAGCAAACGCCTTCGCAACTTCAGTTGGTTCTGGGGCTTTAACAATTAGAAAAGCGGCTGGTTTAGCTATTATATTCGAAACATCTGGGGCTATTTTGATGGGAAGTCACGTGACTGATACTATTAGAAAGGGAATATCCGATTATCAATGTTTTGAAAATGAACCTGAACTTTTGATGTATGGCTGTATGTGGGTAATGATATGTGTTAGCGGATGGTTATTTGCCGCTACTTATTATGAGATGCCCGTTTCAACTACTCATTCTTGTGTAGGAGCTATGATAGGTATGACAATTGCTTTAGCAGGTAGTGATTGTGTTTTATGGTATAAACAGACAGATAATTTTCCTTATGTTTCGGGAGTTCTAGGAATAATATTATCATGGTTTATATCTCCTATATTTTCAGGTATATTTTCTTGTGGATTATTTGCGGTTTTAAGACAATCTGTGTTGAGAAGTCAAAACTCAACTAAAAGACTAAAACTTGCTTTTCCAATTTTAGTGGGGATTACACTTGTAATAAATTCGTTTTTTATAATATATAAAGGAGCAAAAGGTCTGGGTTTACACAATATATCCGCTCCTCTTACAGTTACAATTTCTTGCGGAATAGGACTTTTAGGTTCTATTGTCACTTATCCGATTACTAAATGTATAACAAATAAAACTGTTAAAATTCACGAGGATGTCTCTAATAAATACTCCCAAGAACATATTAGTCAAAATTCAGTAGAACTAGGTATAAACAATGATACAGAACTTAAAAAAGTTATAGATTTTAACATTTCGGCCGAAAAATTCAGTGACGAAACAGAAGAAGCTTTTAGATATTTACAGATATTTTCTGCGATATGCGATTCATTTAGTCACGGGGCCAATGACGTAGCAAATGCTATAGGTCCATTCGCTGCTATATACTTAATTTCAAAAGATACAAACCTTAGTAAAAAATTAGATATGGGAGACGATTCATTTTGGATACTTTCGTTAGGTGGAATTGGTATTTCCCTTGGATTATTACTTTACGGTAAAAAAATAACAAATGCTCTAGGTCATAAATTGTGTAAAATTACTCCAACCAGGGGTACATGCATCGAGTTAGGGTCTGCCCTTGTTATAATAACTGGATCGCGCCTCAAAATACCCCTGTCTACTACACATTGTCAGGTGGGTGCTACAGTAGGTGTTGGTCTATTAGAAAATAAGAGATGTGGTAGTATTAATAAAAAACTCTTGTTAAAAACATGTTTCGGATGGGTAATTACATGTATCATAGCAGGCGTTTCAACTGGAATAATGACAGCACAGGGTGTTTATTCTCCTAAAATAATATAATATAAAAATAAAATACATACATCTTCAATGCCTTTTGGTCGTCGTGTAAATTTGTCAAGAACCGGTCTTAAAAAAGAATTAACTGTTACACCTTTCACACCAGGTGATTATGCTCCGGTAAATTACACGTTGTACAAGCTTACGAATAAATTTATGTACATTCCTCGGTACTTCTCCGATGAAGGCGAATTAATTTTAAATGAAATACACCCTGAATGTATTAAAATAAATAGTTCCCCGAGAGAATATCAAAAAACTACGATTGAAGAAATTCACACTGAATTACTTAAAAATGGTTCTTGTATAGCATCGTTGTATACTGGTTGGGGCAAAACATTTGCTAGTCTTTACATCGCAAGTTTACTTGGAGTCAAAACTATAATTCTAGTTAATAAAGAATCTCTGATGGAACAGTGGAGAGAACAAATTACAAAATTTTTGAATGTTTCGCCTGGTATAATCCAAGGTAAGAATGTCAACACAAATGAGTGTATTTGTATAGGAATGATTCAGAGTATTTCGATGAGAGACTACCCAGAAGAAATATTCAAAGATTTTTCATTCGCTGTTTATGATGAAACACATCATTATTGTTCTAAGGTATTTTCCAGTGTTTTTTATAAAATAGGAGCCAAGTATAATCTTGGACTAACTGCTACATTGAAAAGAGCAGATCGTTTGGAACACACACTTGAATGGTTTTTAGGTAAAGTAGCTGTAAATGTACAATTACTTATTATAGAACCAGAGATACATATTTACAATTTCTCAGATTTTTCAGAAGATGTAATTAAGTATTTACCGAATGGAAAAGTAAATTCACCAGCTAGTATTACATCTATTACAGAAATAGAGTGTCGAAATAATCTAATTTTAAAATTAATTAAAGAGTGTTATACATCCAACAGAAAAATTCTAGTTTTGTCTGATCGTAAAGCTCATTGTGACTTGATATTTAATTCGTTAAGTTCTTATTCAGTTGGGTTATATTATGGGGGTATGAAAACAGACGATCTTAAGAAGTCTAACAAATGTAGAATTATAATAGCAACATATCAGATGGCATCAGAAGGTTATGATAATCCAGAATTAGATACATTAATACTTGCTTCTCCAAAAGGCAACGTCGAGCAGGCAGTTGGTAGAATTTTACGTAAGAAAAATGAAAATCTACCACTTGTCATAGACATTAATGACACTATAAGCGTATTTAATAATTGGCATCGTAAAAGACTTTCATTGTATAGAAGCAAGAAATTTAAAATTAGTTACAAGACGGAAAACATAGACATAGTTACCGACATTATTAACGAGTGTATAATTAGATAATTTAAATTCTGGATGTGTGAACTGTGGTTCTTACTGGAAATTCAGATAGACTCTGTCTAGCTGCTACGGTAGCATAAGCTTTTCTGGCAGGATACTTATTCATAGAATATATCTTTCCAAAACGAGAATCGGCGGCTAGTCTAGTTTCTACGGTACCGATTGAAATAGGTTCTGGAGCTTCTAATTCAATTCCATCACTGGCAGCTGGTACAGCTACTTGTGAGGGACCTGAGGCAGGAGTAACCTGATTTACCTTGGTGTTAGGCTTAGTATCAGATTTCTTTACTACTACTACTTCTTCAGGTTTTACTTTTTCAGCAACGGTAGTTACTTTCTTACCAGCAGAAAGCGATTTACCTTGGGCTACTACAGTCTTGTTGGGTTTTACCTGAGCTGCCTTAACTACAACAGTTGTCTCAGGTTCTACCTGGCTAGAATCAGCTACAACCGTCTCGTTAATATCAACGTCTTCCTTGGTGACTAATTCAGACTCTCCAGTTACCATGCTCTTTTTAAGTACTTGCTGCCTTGGCTTTACCTGATCCGGCTTTACAAGAACTCTTTCACCGGGTTTAACATCCTTTGCCTTTACAACTACATCTTCAGTTTCTACTACATTCTCCTTTTTAACTTCTACATTTTGACCTGGTTTAACCTGCGAAGAATCTACTTCTACTACAGCATTTGGTTCTACATCCTTTACTGTAGCGGCAACGGGTTCGTCTTTATCAATGGTAGATCTTGTAGAAATACCATATGGACCTCTGTAAGTCTTTGCGGCATACAGGGAGTCTAGTCGGGCTCCATCGTCTAACACTGCACCCGTGATTCTATCATCAAAATGAAATTTATTAGATGCTTGATTTTCAATTTGATCGGCGTTTAAAGCTGTTAAATTCTTCTGAATGTCACCTTCCAATGAAAAGGCATCTCTATTTCTGTACTGCTTTCTAGTTGAAAATGTACCTGTAAACCACAAAACACCTAGTATCGCGGCAATTGCTACGACGAACATAACAGGCATTGGTACTTCTGTTAACATCATTTATTATAAATAAAATATATTTTTTTTAAATAAATAAATTAGAATGAGCGCAAAAAATAATTTAACGCAAGATATAATAATTATTTTTTCAATAACCGCCTTTTGGGATGTAATTCTTAGACTGATGTCAGAGGGCAAAATTAAATTTCTTGGAATTGAAAATATGAAATGGATTACAGTACTTGAAGAATATTTTCAAAAACACACCATTTTGTCCGCTGCCCTTATAGCTGGATTTGTCGGAGCAATCACACACTTTATTATAATTAAATCCCTTGACGCATTCAATATGACCGGAGTAAATATTTATACTACACTCTTGGTAATTATAATTTCTGGAATAATAGGTATACCAATAAGATACTCTGGTATATTTCCACATCTTAAAAAACATTATTATGATTCCTTAGGTTTTGGTTATTCTTTTGCAACAGACGCCTTTTCAGGTATCGTAGTCGGGGCCAGTTATCAAATTATTAAATTAATTTATTAAATTGTAATGTAATGTATATAGTAAATGAATGGCAAAGAAAAAATTATTGAAATCCGAAATAAAGACTATTATATCAAATTATTAAATCGTCTAAGACATAATGGTCTTTATGAAATATTTACAGAAGAAGAATTGGATTATCCAAAGATAGTACTTGGAGTTATAAATTTTTTAAATGAGAATAAGAAATTAATTAAAAATTTTCAATCGAAAGATTTTGAAAAAATAATTATATTATGTATAGATGAAATACTAACTAAAAAATACAATGCAGACATCGATTATGAAAAACTTGAAATTGTATTAAATTTAGTCAAGAATTCTTATTTAATAAAAACTTTATTTATAAAAGTTAAAGACGCATTTCTTAAGAATTATTATAAATATAAATGTAAGTTTTGTATATCTCAAAACGACGATGACATCATAAACACTGAAAATTAAACTTGTTTCGGGGCAAGACAATATTTAATCTGCCCTAAATTTGCCACGTTGTACAAAATAGTCAATGGATATCCAGTCTTTAGATAAATTTCAACTGTATTACACAAATTAGTACATTTAGTGAATAGTAGAATGTATTTGGTATTATATACGCCGCATTGTTCTTCAGCTACAGAATTATCATTTGTTTCATTAATTGTAATACTCTGATCGGCGAAATCTCCTATAGCTCTTAATTTAAGGGCTTTGTTGTATGTAAAATGTATTTCATTTGAAATGTTAGAAAGATCTGAGATGTAAGTCTGAAAATCAGAACTTGGCATTGTTATGTAACTATTAAATTTAATATCTGGTATTTTATAAATCTTTTCATCCATATCAAGAAGTTTAATTTTCGTACAGATTTTTGACTTCTTTTCGCTATTTTCGCACTGAATGTACATGTGTCCTTCTTCATTTTCGTATATAGTAAATGATATAGTATCAGCATGCTTAATACCTTTCAAAATTTTAAAAATAGACAACAAATTTACACCTATGTTAGTTACTCTAGTACAGATGTATTCTTCAAATTTCTCTCTTTGAAGAAATAAATTTACAATAGCACTATTAGTTCCGTCTATCGTCGTGAGTTTAAGTCCAGCGGAATCTGCTTTGAAATTTACATCTGAAAGAATATTTTTAAGAGACTCGAAGAGAATTCTTATAGCATTTGTCTGTACAGTTTTAAATCTAAATAATACAGGTTCTTCAATTTTGTCTGTCATTATTTAGATTTAATAAATTTGTTTTTTAAATACATTATTAATTTTCCAAAAGATGTTCATCTCTTGGATCTACCGCAGCGTGTCTCTTCCAGATTAGTTTACAAGGAAGGGGTTTAGTAATACATTTTCTGCCGTTCAAAGGTGTTTCATTTGAAAGCATCAAAAGTGTACCATCGTTAAAATCAATGTCTTCATAATCTGGATGATCCATCAAGGCATCTTCAAGCTTAATTGGTTCTTCACGATCAATGTAAAAATTACAATACGGTCCTAACCAAGGCTGAATATACTTTGTAACATCCATTCCATTAAGAATAACTACTTCTGGATAATATGGATACTTTGTAGGAGCAATATCAAAAGGATATATGGGGAATGTAATGTCTTTTTTATAAGTAATGTACTTCATAAATTCTCCATTAAACATATACTCAATTACAATATATTTAATTTTATTTTCATCGGTTTCCATTTCGGAAATTTGTTTGTCTGTTAATTCAGATTCAAGAATTTCAGAACCGTCTTCAAAAATTACGCGATAACACAATAATTTGTACTCGTCGTGTTCATATTTGTCTTCGAATGTCTTATAAGGACTGAGGTAATTATAAGCTTTATTAAAGACGTATGTAAGTAGACCTATAAAAGTAAAGGTATATAAAGCAAACATTTATTCTTTTTAATAAAAGGTTTCTTTAAGTCAATTAATGGAAGAAACTGTTAAGAAAAGAGGACGTAAAAAAAAGGAACCTCAGGAAGTAAAATGTGTAGTTTTAGAAGAACAAGTTAAGAAAAAAAGAGGTAGAAAAAAGAAATGGGAAACAACTACTTTCAAGAATAATTACATTAATGAAAATGAAGATACATTTAATTTTGAAGACGCTTTTGTAATTGAAGAAGATTATTCAAGTAGTGCTTTGTCTTTTGGAAATCTATGTATTCATGTACATGATAAGGAAAAAGAAGAAAACACAGACATTTCAGACTTTTTTACAGAACATAATAAAGATTGTAATATAATATTATCAAGTGACGAAGAAGACACCTGTGACATTGTTAAAGAGAATATAAAGAATTTAAAACATTACAATAAGGGAACTGACGTAACTAAGGCTAAAAGTAGCGTAAATGATGTTAGATGTTACAATTGTCACCATACATTTAAAAATACGCCATTTTATCTACCTATAGATTATTGTCCTAAATTACAACGTTACAAGTTATTTGGTAATTTTTGCTCTCCTAATTGCGTCAAATCTTATTGTATAAATAATAAATCTTTCGAAAATAAAAGTTATCTTGTGGGACAATTTTACAGGGCTCTTTTTGGGCAAGACTTTAGAATTAAGTGTGCTCCTAATATATTAACATTAAAGGAATATGGAGGGGATAAAAGTATAGAAGAATTTAGAAAATTATCCTATACTAATTCCAGATACACTATGAATAATATAAATACAAAAATTATTACTATTGGTTAGAAGTTATTTTAGAAGTATAACTTATATATTATAACTAATAATAGAATTATTATAACTAACATATAATTTTTAGTAATTCTATCTTGTATAATATTATTTTTAAACAAATAATTTAGTTTTTCATCAGCTGATAAATTTATAAAATTTTCTTCTAATAATCTAGAATACATTTCTTGTGTATTTCCAAAAAAAGATGTATTTAAAATTTCTAATAATCCTTTATTCTCTTGATAAAGATTAAATTCTGGAGTATTTGAAGTATAAAGTTTATTAGAACTTTTAATAATATCATTTGATAATAAAGATTGATTAGTATTTTCCGTAATATTTACAAGGGGTTGATTATAATATAATACCATTTATACAATATATACTATTTTATTTTATTTTATTTTTTTTTTAAATATTAATAGCTCTTTTCCCCTTTTCATTAATTTTAACTTCTTTAGAAGTTTCTACAGTGCTGTTAGAAACTGAATCATCATCTCTCATCATACTAGCCAAATTCATACTTGGACCGGATATTTCTTTTGAGTTGGGTTTTATCTGCGATCCTGAAGAATTACTCATTGCGGCGGCTATATTTTTCATGATTTCAGAGTTTTGGAGTCCATTGTCTCCCGTTGGAAGAGCACTGCTAAATAATGATTTAGTTACGTGGAACATAAACGCGCTTCCGGCCAGTGTTACTAACAGCTGTAACTCAGGTGGGAGTTCTGCGCGAGTTTTATATTTTTCATGAAGTCTTTCAAATACTGATTCGTAATCATCTAAATTGTCCATTACAGATTCTGACCATCCATCTAATTTTGCTCCAATTGGGTCAAATTTTTTATTAGCAATCTCAAGACCTGTAACAGCTGCCATTAATATCTTTTGTTGAAATTTTACACTCATCTCTTTCTCCATATTACCCTGATGAAGTTCTAATTCAAAACGTAGATCCGAAAGTTTAGATGTCATAGAGTATTTCTTAGTAAGTTCTACACCTTTCTTTTCCAATGCGAGTAGCTTAAGAAGAATTTCTTGTTTTTCTTGTTTGGGATCTTTCTTTTCTTTGGTGTCCGAACCGTCACTCGAATCTGAATAATCAGAATATTCTGAACCGGATTCTGAACCGGATTCTGAACAGGATTCTGAACCAGAATCTGAACTGGACTCTGAACCAGCCTTTTTCTTAGAATTATTTACGAAACTTTGATAATCATCTGCATTAAATTTAGACTTTGACTTTACATTTTTAAGATTTGTTTTCTTTACCGGGGTAGCTGCCGATACTGTGCTACCTGAAACATCAGACGCGGAATCGTCAGAGTCTCTAATGACGTCGATTCCTTTTACACTAACAGGATTCTTAATTTGTACAGTAGGTCTAGAAGAATTCTCAGTTTCTATCTGTATTTTTGGTACAGAACCGCTCATATTATAATTAAACGAATTTATTTTTTTGTTATCATTGGAACGAGTAAATAATATCTTGAGAGGGTATTGAATATTGTACTTATCTATAAATGACATGCATGCATATGTGATTACATTTTAATTGTATCTTTTTTTTAATTCATTTTAAAGACAAAATGTATAAATAACAAATGTTAACAAATAATATAATTTATGGAGCGGGAATACTCTTTTATACTAAAAGTATAGAACAAACACCCTATTTTTTTCTTGGAAAAGACTGGGAAAACAAATGGTCAAATTTTGGAGGAGCATGTGAAGCTATAGATAAATCAGATCCAGAAATAACGGCAGCAAGAGAATCTTGGGAAGAAACTCTTGGATGTATAGAAGATTATGATCTTATTAAAAATACTCTTTCTAGATATAATTCACAGTGTATAAAGTGTAAAACACCTTCTGGTTATCCTTATTATATGTATCTCGTTAAAGTTCCTTTTAATATCAATTACAGACACAGATTTTTGTCTACTAAAAAATTTATATCAAAGATACATGTCGATAAAAAGTTTTTAGAGATAAATGATGTAAAATGGGTATCATATGAAACTATTAAAAACAGTATCGGTTCTAAACAGCCCCTAATAAAACTAAGAAATATATTTGAACAAACACTCTCAGATAATAAAGAAATTATTGACGATATTATTTTATAGATATCATTTTTTCTTTGAGAGATGTAACAGGTGTTACAATCGGAGGTAAAGGTGTAGAATCTGGATTACGATACACATTCATTGGTTTTATAGCATTTTTTGGAACTACAGCCTGAGCTAAAGAACTTGGAACAATTAAATGAGACATTAAGTTTTTATCTGTTATACCAGATACTTGATTCTTGGGTTTTACCTTTTGAATAATTCTCTTGGCTTCGGGGTCTTTGGCTTCCGAAACTGTACTGGTTAATAAAATATGTGTATTTTCTTTAATGTCATTTGTTTTAAGATTTAAAGAGTTTATAAGATCGTCATAATAACTAGATCTACCAACTATATTGTCTTTTGTGGCATATTCTTGATCACAAGGTACAGTCTTTTTAAATGAGATAGTCTTTTGTGGTGGAAGTTTATTTATTATTCTAATTTCTTTAGGATCTTTTTTTGGTGAATTTATCCGAGTATTGATATCATTTGCTACAACTTGCATTTCCTTGTTAAATTGATTAACATTACGGTCAGTAATATTCATTATAATTTACATTTAGTAAATATTTTATTTTAGATTGTAATTACGAGATATATTTTTCATATCTGCGTCTACCTTATCAAGAGGATACAATCTTTCATGTGTTTTCATATGTTCAACCCTGTCTTTAAATCCTACTAAATTAGGTCTTGTCTTAATTTCAATATCTCTAGGCATCTCATCAATAGAATTTAACTTCATATTGTTTCTTTCTTTTAATAAATCAGGATTTATTTCCCTTACGTCGGGTAAAATTTTATTTTCATATCCTATTCTAGTTTTATAAATACTGGTTGCTCTCTCGGTGTATGTATTATTAATGTCAAATGCAGAAGTATCACCTGGTAATATTAGTGTACCTACTTGCGCATCCTGTTTATATCTTCTAGTGGCTGTCAATTCATTAGAACTTTCTAATGCCTTAGAATCACCTGATTTCATCCTTAATTCAGATGACTTATATGGATAATTATTTTTATAAGAAATGTCTTCTTTAGAAAGGCTACCGTTAGAATCTACTTTATCTACAGTAGACGGTCTAACCCATCCATATGCTCTTGTAGATGAACCACCTTTTACATTTTTTCCGATATTTAAAATACTACGATCTTTTACTTCGCTCATTTTTTCTCCAACTTCGTTGTACATCTTAGGAGCTGACTGTAAAGAAATGTCTTCTTCTACACTTTTTACTAAACTGTCTATTTCTTCTGGGGAAACATTTTTTGCTGAATTTATAAGTTTAGGGTCTAATTCAAGATCTTGGATTATTTTTTTAACTTCTCCTGAAAGTTTTTCATTTACATTTTCATGGTTTTCTTTTGTAAATATCTTAGATAACCAAGATGAATTCATAAGTTCAGGATCAGAAAGATTAGATCTACCGTACAGATTAATATATAAACCAAGCAAAGATAACGTTATTATCGTTATAGTTATTGTATTCATAATTATTATTAATTAAATATTTTAAATTACAATATTAAATTTAAGATATTTAATTAAACTTCTGTTCTACATGTTGGACATGTATTTGATTTTTCGGTAAGCCATTTTTTAATACACGTTTTACAGAATGTATGACCACAATTTAACTGTACATTTAGTTTTTTATTTTCCATACAAATACAACAATTAGAAAGTTCTTTATTGATATTCAATTGATTAAATTGATCTTCAGTCAAGGTCTTTTTAATTTCTTCCATGTTTGTATCTCCGATGTCTTGTCCTATTATTAAACTATGTGTAAGTGCTAATAACAAAGGATGTAAGATATCTTCAGCCGTGTCCATATGAATCTGTACAGGTTGAAAATAATAAATTCTTTGTTCTTCCGGCACTGAAATTATTCCTTCTCTTGAAGAATAGGCTACAGAACCTATATTTGAAGACATATACATTGTTTTATTTAATGTTTATATTTAATTTTTTTATACCTATTTAATCTAACATTTTATTTGTTTTACTTAGTCTTCCAGAGTTAGTAATCACATCCTTATTAAGTATTTTTGAGCTACCAATTGTTTCATCTAAATTTTTATAATTTAATGTTCTTGTAAAGGGAACATCTTTAGCCGTGTTTTTAGTATAATCGGTAAGTGTGAATTCATAATCCTTGTCGCCAGAATTAATATTTTCGGTATCATATAACATATAATACCTGTTATTATAAGACACCAATTTCTCGGTATATCTTTCATTCATACCAGCTGGCGCCGAAGTAAGATCTATAGCCTTATTTCTAGTTCTTACAACAACGGGTCTTAACTTTTTAGTCATTGCTTTACCTTCTATCTGTTCTTTATTGTATTTAACTAGAGCCTTTACAGCTCTATCTTCTACCTTAGCAGAATGTAACACAGCGTAATCAATTTGTTGATTATATCTGCCTTCCGAATTGTAGTCTATGATTTTGGATTTAGCGGTTTCTCCTGTATATTCCATTATTATATAATAAAATATTTTAATTTAAATATTTCTATTTAGTTTTGATATATTTTTTGTAATAGAATTTATAACTTTTGGTCCAGAAGGTAAAAATTCAGAAGTATCAATCGTTTCATTTGTAATTTTTGATTTAGACTGATCTCCGTCTAGAAAATAGATGTGTTTGCGTTGGTCATCAGTATCTGGAGGAGTATAATCTAGTGATACTTGATTCAATTGATTTTGTAACTCATCAGACATCGCGATTTTGTCTGCTGGTGTTTCTTTTTCTAATTTGTAATTTTCAATTGAATTTTCTACGCCAGGTGTATTAAATGTTAGAAAGTAAAATACAACAGATAATGTTAGTGAAACTAGACCCGAATATATAACATTTATATCCTGTGTGTAAATGTAACCTAATACCGTTACTAAAATTATAAGTCTAGTTAGAGAATTGTATTGATAATTTTTGTCGTCGGATGTAAAAGGGATAATATTAACCGATGAAAACAAAGAACAAAAGTTACTTAACCAATAAGATGTCATTTAATATTACATAATTATTTTATTTTCTCCAGGAATTCTACAGAAAAATTTTCCGTATGTAAATTATTAATTTCGGACTTATAATCAGACGCGTACATGTTATTATACTTATCAAATAAAGTCTTATTTTTGTTTACAATTATTTCTCCAAGTACAAAAAGAGACTGGATGTAGTCCCATATGGCTTTCTTTGTAGTTGGTGTAAGCTCATTCCAGTACGTATCAAGACCGCAATCTTCTGTAAAATTACCAAAATTTTTCGCAGTGTCATTAACAGATTTACTCTTTAAGAAGAAATTGTCGTCTCTTTGTTTTATCTGAGCTTTATAATCTACACAGCCAGCCATAAATAAATTAGCAGGAGTCGCCGGCGAAGTTGTTTTTAAAATCTTAAAGCCTCGATAATAAGTCTTAAGTCTTGCATACGGAAACTTTGATATTATTTTTTCCAGAAATTCCTCGAAAAGTTTATTAAAATTGTCTATTTCTTTAGTCGACATTGTGTATTGTTACATTATAAATACATTTTTTATATCTATTTTAACTCCCAAATAAATAATGTTTTATATATATTAAATGTCATCCGAGATTAAAATCAATGGTATCAACGTTTTTATCAATAAATTCGATACACCTGAAGAAATTATAGACATTGACAAATTAAAAACTGATTTTCCATTAGATGAAGATGAAGAAGGTTTCTACAGTCTAAGTTTATCTCAAAAAAAATTCTTGGGCGACGAAACGATAAATGACAATTATAACCGGCCACCAATAGGTCCGATAGAAAAAGGACTATATTGTAGCGTTTGTGATGCTATAGGTCCAGAGGATCATAGAGAAGATTGTGATACACCTTTACCGGAAAGTTTGATGCTTACAGTGAAAGGATTAAAAGATTATATTCTAGTTCCAAGTTACAGCGGATACCTAGATGACATCAAAAATAAAATCAATGACGGAATTATAACACAGGAAGAACTTAATGAAAAGGTTTTATTATTAGACGACGAAATTTCTCCAGATGAAATTTTAAATGAAGAGAATGAAAATATTTTGACAGAGATTTCTTTTGATTCAGGCGGTGTTTTTAAAAAGAGAGGTCCTAAAAAATTAGCAGCTAAAACTTCAACAACACAATTTTTGAATAATGTTATAATATCTTATCAAAAATCTGATAATAAGACATCTATCAGAATAAGTAAAAATGGTCTTATAAATTTAATTAATGTTCCGGAAGACCAGGAAGAGTACAATGACATGGTATCTGAATTAATTGAGAGGTTAAAAGATTCTGAAGTAATAGATACGGAAGTTTTAGAAGAAATAACTGGTTCATCAGAATACAAATTATTTGACGATTATTCTTACGTCCATTCAATGTCCGGACAGTTTACACTTGAAAATTTCAACGGGAAACAAATAGATTTTGAAAATTTAGACAATTTAATAAGTCCATTTGATTCTTCTGGAGAGATAATATCTAGTAGTATCACTGAAGTAGAAACTACTACATCCGGTAAAAAAGTAATAATTTTCGACGGCATTCGTATAATAGATTGGGAATATTCTTTGGGTAGAATGACTCGTACAGGAGTAATGTCTAAAGAATACATTCGTTTTGTAAATACTCCAGCCCCAGGGTTAAAGATGACGTGTATAATAAATAAATACGGAACTATCACTATGACATTATCTAGATGTAGCGATAAAAATATACAACAAGGATTATGTCAAGAGGGTAATACATCTATTAAAAAAGAATTATTTGAAAATGTAGTAATGTCATTCAATGAACTATTCAAAAAGCAAGAAGACATTCTTACAAATAAAGCAATAGACAAGATTTCCAAGGAAATCAAAGCTTATAACACTGTATCTGGAAACGCCGTTCCATCATCTGTGTGCAGAAATACACAGACAAGAGTAGACGACGATGGAAATACATGGAAAGAAGGAAAAAGGCCAGATCCATATTCTTGGAGTGGTACTTGTCCAGATCCAAATTATCAATATCTAAGCCCAGAAGGAGTACAGGGTCCGGACGGACTTTGGTATCCATGTTGTAAAGCAAAAAGTGAAAAATCAGTTCAGCTTATGAGAGATTATCTAATAAAAGGCTTTCCAAGAAATCAAGCCGAAGCCGAGAAATACAATATAATAAATGGAGAAGATCTTGGTTCTGGAATTTTAATACCCGATAGTAACACCCCTGGTTCAACAGCTGAAATTTCTTTAAATGGGAAAAATGAAATTGTAACTGTAATTAAGAAAAAAAGTAAGAAGTCTAATGACTATACTGTTAGGACACAGGATGGAGAAATTACCACAGTTCAAGGAGAAGCATTTAAAAGAGACACAAGAGTATTTCCAGGATTGAATACATTCGATAAAAATCAGTTGATAGATTGCGTCAAACTTAATCTTAAAAAATTAAATCTTTTTGTAAATCAGGATGGTAATTTAATTAAAAATAAAATTTCAGAATTAAATGAAAAGAATTTACCTGAGAACTCGGCAATTTTCAGCAGTTTAGATGTTTCAATTACTAAAAGAAATCTTACAGTGTTTAGTGTTAATTTATTCAAAACAGTTCCATTTGTAGTAAAATCTGTACCTGGTAATAGTTACCCATTTTTCCTGTGTCTTGGACCCGGTGGAAATTTTTACATCAATTCAGATCTAAACAGTATAGATTCTGAAATTTCTAATAAATTCGACACTGACATCATTTTATTCGGATATCTAAGAAAGAATGAGATAGAAAATGTAAATGAATTTCACATAATTGATTTAATTTATTATGAAGAATCTTATATATCAGTTCCATTTAATAGAAGAAATCAGACAATATCAGAGTTACAAAATTCTATATTAAATAGCATCTCAGATGAAATTATTGCTTTCCCTGATTTTTTTACGGATGTAATAGAAGGTAGCAATTATTTTACATCTGAAAATAAAACGAATACATTAGTATTCATAAATGAGAATGTATGTGATTACATAACGTGGGGTGAAAAGGACATCACTGACGACATAATTGAACTTCAAGTATTAGAACTTACAAAAGGTTCAATTATTAAATTCGGACACAGTGACATGTCTTTCCCCGAAGGGTTAAATTTTCTTAATAAGTATGAATTTACAAAAAGAGAAATTCCAGATAAATTACTACGAGGTGAGTATGTTAAAGTTAAAATTAACAGGGATTCCTCTGGAAATATTGTTCCTAAACGCAAGATAAGTATATTGGGTAAAACAGAGAGAAAAGAAATGTATGACACTGTTTTAAATAATTTGTACACTAAATTCAGACCACTTGATATATCACTTTTCAGTGACCCTGATGAATGGTACATTTCTCAGGACAATACATTAGTAAATTCTGGAACTGTTTTAAAACTTTCAAATGCTGAGTAGATGTGTTAAAAATTTAAATAATTCGTTAACATTGATATTATCACTGATGAATTCAATTTCTATTTGAAACTTTTCATCGGTGTTATCGTTATTTTTGAACATTCTAGTTTCTGGAGAGTATTGAACTGATGTTATAGCTGTAAAATCTACTCTAAATAATGAATTTGGTTCAGTGAAAGAAATGCGGTATTTTCTTTTTGTATCACCGGTGGTGTTAGATTTCATTACTCGCGTTTCAGTAGACAAAGAAAATCGAGTATCAAAAGACAACACATTAGCAATTTCAATGTCTACATTTGATAATCTATTCTTGATCACACTTTCATATTGCATAAATTTTCCGAAGTCATATGAATATATGTAGCGTGTTCTGATACCTTGATCGTAGATGTCTATAAAATCTGAGATTTCCTTCTTAAATCCAAATCTTTCGATTACATTTAGAATTTTTTCAAAATCTGTTCTTGATAAAATGGGATTGAAAAAAGTTTTTCCCGTTTTATTTATTTTACCAAGTCTCATTTCGACTTCAATGTCTTTCGTCGTGTTTACATTTTTAATCATCTCCTCAATTTTAAAGATGTCTTGTTGATTTAATAGTTTAACATTTTCTGAGGCGGCTATACATTTGAACAATTTAGCCTTTGAAGAATGTTCGAGTATAATACGATAAGCTTTTTCATTGTCTGGATTGAGAAAAGCGATAATATTGTCTACATTTACTGGATTTTTAAAGCTTCGCATAACATTCAAGACAGTTCTTATAGCATTTGGTCTTGTTTTATCTGTTCTTGGGTTTCTCCACTTAAAATCTGCTGAAAATTCATGTACGGATCCAGATTTTACAGATGCTGGAACATTTACAACAATGGGTCGCCCGCGATCTTGAAAAATTTCCAATGTATTTCCTTTTACAACTTGAACGTTAGCGGTTGTATCCGTAATTTTAACTATTTTTAAATCAACTGTCTGTTCCGCGGGAGGTTTCCATTTGTATTGTCCGGTAAGTAGATTATTCCAATTTCCAATTGTATACAATGTATCCGCGGCAGTAAAAATTAGACCGTCTAGTTCTAATTTACCCCTAAATTTGTCCGCATTTAGCTTTATAGTGGCGATGTAATCATAATAATTTTTGCGATGTTGTTTCAATTGTGTCTGAAGCCATCCAGAACCTACTGCATTATATAGTGGTAATGTAGCAGACAATAGACTATCAAGAAAATAAATTGGCTTGAGCTCAATATTGAAGGCGTCTACAGATTTAAAAGCATTTGGTAATAGTGGTTCTCCGTTGTTAAATTGAGTCAAATTTGGATCTATCATTTTAGCAAGAATGTCATATCTTGATATATAAGGCCATGGTTCACTACGAAGTCTATTATCTTCTGGAACCATCATAGAAAAAGATTGTCCTATTACTTTTTTACCGTCAGAGTCAATATAAATTTTTTCAGGTCCAAATAAAATGTCGAATATCATAAAAGAAACTCCCCTTATTTTTACAGGATCCAGTTCTCTATGAGGTTTACCATTGATGTCAAAAAATACTAATTCTCCATCTAAAAGCATTTCAGGAGTATTTACATCCGGTAAGTTGAAATTTGATATAACATTTAGTTTCATGTTGCGGTCTACAAAACACACCTTTCTTTGTTTTATATTCGCTACACCGGTGTCAGGACCGATGTACATAAGATATCTCGTTCCATCAACTTTCTGAGTAACAGTATATTTTGATCTACCATTCGGACCCTTGATCATTAAATTTGGCATGTCTGTTTTTTCTAAGGTAATAGGCATTCCTCCAATAAATTTGGACATATCAAAATTTTCATTTTTAGATAGAAAGTTTTTAACAAGTTTATTGAATTGTTCTTCTACCTTGGGATCTTTAAATGGTTCCATCGATGGGTATGTATTAATTATACATTACATTATCTTTTTAATATTAATTATTTTTTGCAATAAAGTATCAGTAATGTAATGATAAGAAAACATACATTTAGTCTATATTCTCTAAATTCTGCACTTGATTTACAAATTAAATAAGCTTTATACCAACCCGTTTTATCGTCTCTAAGTCCTTGTATATTAGTAGTAAGTCTATGAGCCCATAACGGTGCCCCTTCCCAGTTTTTGAAATTTTCTGTCTCAGATAAAACTTGGACGATAAGGGGTTCGTGATACACTAATACATTTTGTTCTGAAAAATATACAGCATCAACGTGTCCGATAAATTTTTTATTTAACATTAATTTTTGAACGTTGTCCCTGGTTTTTTTAGATATAATCTGAGCTTGTGTATGGGCCATTGGATGAGTCTCGTAAAACATTTCGTCTTTTTTAGTGAAAAAACCAAGCGATCCCATAGAAATAATCGTAAAATCATTAGAACCGATATATCTGTCTATTTTTTTATAATGCACTGGATTATAGTTTAGAACTTCTGCGTCATCTTCGAGAATTATAACATTCCCGTAATTTTTAGAATACTCAAACGCTGTATAATAAGCATGTGTTAAATCCTCTACAGTTCTTTTGATAGTATCTGGTTTTTTACAAGCCTTGTATCCTTTGTTTATTTGAAATATAGTTTTCTTTGATAAATTTAAAAGGAGAGGATCCTTCTTAAACCTATCAGAATCTTTCATTGTTAAAACGATTGTTAAATCGACATTTTTGAAAAGTGGATTTTGACTTTCAGCAATATTTTCATATGAATAACAATTAGTCATTTATTAATATGAAATTATTTTAAATTTAATTATTTATCTCATTTCCGGAGGAATATAAGGATATCCAAGAAAATCAAAGATGTCTCGCTCTGTTTCTGGAAAATGTTTTTCTATAATAGTAAGGTACTCATTTTCGGTCACTTTTGGACCTGTGGTGGACTTTTTAGTTAAGTTCTGTTCATTCAATGAATAGCCTTTATCAAGAGCAAATTTTCTCATTTTCACATTAAATTCTTTAGAACCCGTTGTGAAAAGTATAGCAAATGGAAAGGTTTCTATAGGGTGATAAAAGATGTCGAGGTGACGGTAGTATTCATCAATGCTAGCAACAGCCATTATCTTAGTGGGTCCTTTCGCAAATGTATTAGTTTTTTCTATTACACCCCTTTTAACTAAATTATTATAAAATGTATTCATTACTCTTGGATTTTTAACATCTGTAGTAATTAAGGCGTCAATGTCCCCAGAGTCGGGAGTTTTCCTACGATAAGAACCGGCAAGTATAAGTTCGCCTGATAAATCCATTTCAGCCATCGTCTCTTTGAAAATTTCTGTCAGTATTTCATTCCATGTGTCCATTTCCTTGCGAGGAATTCTGCGCATCAAGTCTTCATAATGTTTTAGACCAATTGCTTGTTTTTCATTCAAGATGTCTTTGTTTATTGAATAAAGATACTTTAGTTCCTCAACTGTAGTAATTTCTTCTGTGTCGTATATTTTTGCAGCTGTACTTGGTCCAATGTTTGGAACTTTGGTAAGATTTTCAATGGCAAGAGATCTCTGATCTTGTTCCGTAAGAGATATCCCATCAGTTTGTCCTGTTTTTAGAATGCTGTCTATCTTTTGTAGGATAGAGCTTTTCCATGTTCCATTCTTAGCTTTAAAGTTTTCTTCACCCGCTAATTTCATATCTCCTTCTCTTAGAACCCTGATGTAGTCTTCTACTGAATTTAGGTTCATAGTATCCTTTAAAATTTCATTAGCCTGTTTATAACTTTTAACTTTGAAAGTCCAATTTGCTTCTTTTTCGGAAACTATTTTAGCAATCAGTTTAGACAAAATTTTTTTAACATCTTTTACAGGTACATTCATTTTTTTCTGAATATGTATGTCATCGCGAATTCCTCTATAAACTGGATGACGTGGTACACCTTCCTTTGTCATCTCCATATAACTGAATGAGATTACACTTCCTAATGGCATAAATTCTGCCGAATTTGGATTATTATAATTTTCTCTTTGTGCGTCATTTAAACCTGTTCCTATCTGCGTGAAAATACCGTTTGGTTTACCGTCTGTCGTTAATTCACACTTTAAAGAACCAAGCATACCAGTGTATTTTCCATCTCCTGGAATATATTCTCGAAGTATACACTCGGAGTCTTCTTTGATTTTATACTTAAGCATGTATTTACTTCTTTTAGTTTGATAGGGCGAACCTGAAGCTCTTAGCATGATACCTTCTGCTCCCTCCGAAGTCAATTTAGTATACAAATTCACAAGTTGTTCCATTGTTTTAATTTTAACTTGTTCGGTGAACTGAAGAGGAAATATTTTTTTACCAGGATACTCTATTTTATTCCAACATACTTTGCGATCTTTTACAACAGTTTGTAGAAAAGCCATTCTTCTTTCAAATGGTCGAGGATCATTGGGAATATCAAACACTTTGAAAACCACGGGTGGATCAGTGTCGCCAGCCCATATATTCTCAATTTGTTCTGTCGTGTAACTTTTACCTGGTTTGATTGTAGAAAGTCTGCTTGTTTTTTGAAAAAGACCTCTACCGATCCATATTTCTCCATCTAATGGTATACCAGGTGGCAATACATTTTTAAACCATTCCGGTACATAAGTGTAAACTTTTGGTTTACCAACGCCTGAACCACGTGATATCATTTTCT